TCTAATGCTGTAGGCATTTCTAACCACGTCTAATAATCTGAGTATTTTCTAATAAGTCAGTTAACAATTTATCTACTACCGTAAATTTCGTCTCTGGGCTACCTCCACCGAGAAATTCAATTTCATTTTCAATAGGTCCTACCTTGATCATTTCCCTCTTAATAGCCCCATTATCAGTGATATCAGGTATTATACCATCTGTCTCAGTTAGCTCTCTTAACGCTAATTCTGCTGTCGCTCTTTGAAGATCTACAGGGATTACAGTGGTTAATATAAAGTATCCACTTGCATCCTCCACATCCTGTCTTGGCCAGTCTAAGGCTTGGTTCTCTGTAAATCTTTCACCCTTCCAACGAAGTACATACCTAGCATCAATGACTAAGGTTGCACGACGAAGTACTCTTTCTTTAATAGCATCAGTAGGAGTTGAAGCTGTCCAACTAGATGATCCTGTATAAGCAACATGATACGTATCCGCATCGGCTACACTAATGTAGCTTTCGGAAGTCGTCTTAGCCGTACCATCTTCAACAATTAAAGCCATGATAGTGTCTACTTAGTGGTCTTAGGGGCAACAGTCTTAGGAGCTACTGGCTTAGGGGCTTCTACTTTAGGAGCAGGAAGAGTAGTGGACCATCCCTTCTCAGTATAATTTGATACATCCCCTTCATTTACATTAATACTCTTTCCATCTTCCCTAAACAAAGTTACAGTTTTAAGCTCTTTCATTTCTTTTCCTTCGATCTAAATCTTATATTAATAGAAAAAATTCTCAAAAAGAGTAGTAGGGGGTAGGTACTTAGTCCTACCCCCTACTTTAAACTTAATCCTAAATTATTTAAGTTCCTCGAGCACGAGTAGCTAAATTCGGATCAAGAGTCTTTACTCCGTAAAGAACGTCCATCGCTACAGAAACCTTAGAGGTCTTTCCTTCGTAGAAAATCCTAGAACGAAGAGAGAGCTTCGTAACAGGATCAGTAACAGTTACAATCCTCGCACCCAATTCATTTCCAATTTCGGGAAGAGGAGCGATAACAATTGCAAAAGCATTACGATGGAACATCAAATTCGCAGCATGAGTGTCCATATTAATAGTTACTGCATCTGCGTCCGAATGGTCCTGAGCTAAGGGGGGAGTAAATTCAACACCAGTAAAATGACTGCCAGACCCAGTCACTGTATTAGTAATAGCATATCGCTGAGTATTTCCAGCGATAACAAAAGTATCTCCGGGAACTAAAGTTCCTGATCCTGTCTCTTCATCAAAAAGGATTGAACTAACACCTTTAAGATGAGTCCCATCAACTTGGACAGCTGTATCAGTATTAGTACCCATAGTATGGGTCGCCACATTCTGATTGGCAAAAATCTCAACACCAAAGCGTCGCCCTAAAGTACCTCTTAATTGAGCTTCTTCACCAGTTAGTCCAGAACCTTGATGTTGTGTAAACGCAGGAAGGCCTAAAAACCCTTGCTCTAGTGTACCATTGATCATATAATGCATAAATTGCTGATCTTGAATTGGCACATCATTATCAAACAAAGTTTTTCGTGGGGAAAGAATATCTGCAATTACAGATCCATCCGTAGCATTCAAATCATCATACCAAGGAATGTCCTTATACAATGCCGTACACTTTTGGTCAATGTCATTGGCCAAAGAATAAGCCATAGGAGCAACATGCTCCTGTATGATCTCTTCCTGAGTAAAAGCTAATTCCTTATCAGTCAGATTAAACTTTACTTCCTTCCATTGATCCAAAGTTATAGTAACAGTTTCAACTGACAAATCCTGACCATCTTCATCAGGAGCATCAGCAACCGTGAAAGTTGAAGGCTTACGAATTTGGATCGTTTCACCACGACCAAAAGCACGACGCTCATCACTGTATCCCATATGAATACGAGGAGCCATGCCCAAAGCTTTCCATAAATGGATCAAAGCTTCTTGAGCAAAGAAAATCAGATTATAGTCACCAAGAGTATTAGCCATAATATTTTAGTCCTCTAAAATTAGTTGTTTACCTTGTTTGATTGCTCTTTCCTTTGCTGCCCTATATCTTATGGGATTCCTAGCATCAGCACCGGAAAGTTTAACTGCACCTGTACTACTGAAGTCCCCACTAGATCCAGTAGCACCACTTCCTGATTTTCCATCAGCCTTAAAAGCTCCAGCGAACAGCTTATTTCCTCTTAATTCAGACACATACTCTGCATACGTCATCGGATCAGAACTACCAGCTTTAGGACTCATTCTTTCTTGGCCATTGACATCGAAAATTCTAGTTACGATACTACCATTCTCAAGTTCAACAGCTTTTGAAACTGCTCTTAACTCGCGAATTAGAAGTTCAACAGATCCGCCAGCATTAGTAATAGCTTTCATCGCTTCCCCATCTATCAACTGTCGTTCAAGTTGATTAGATAAAGAAGTAATTCGTTGGTCCTTAATTCCAATATCCGATGTAAATTTAGCAGTTAGGGAAGTTTTATCGGCCTCAAATTTACTTTTATATGAGGCGTCTAATTCAGATCTAATTTCTTCCCTAGTTTTATCCCCATTACCGCTCTCCTTCAAAGACTCTAATTCAGTGATGGCTATTCGTGCTTCCTCAGCATTAAGTCCATCGAAAGAACTTAAAGAACCTTTAAGAGTAGTTACCTGAGCACGTTCTTTCTGTAAAGCTCCTTTTAGCCCTACAACATTGGCTAATTCAATACCATCTGAAGGAGTTACAGTCAAACAAAATATATCAGGATTATTGGTATCTGGAGAATAATGTGTCTGAACATCCTGACTAAGAGAATCAAATTCTGCCTTGTCTGTTCTAGCTTTTAATGCCATTAGAAAACTCCTACAGGCGTCTCACCTGCAATGTAGATGTCTCATCTACTAAAACTAAGCCTCTCGCTTATCCAACGTTACATCCTTATTATCTATATTGGTATCTTCATTACTCCTCTGTAAATTAGCTAATTCTTCTTCTACTTCAACAGTTTCAGATAAAATTCCCCTACGCTTAACTTCTCGTAGAAAAGTTTCTGCTGTGATACTACCAGTGTTACGCATTTTTATTAAAGCATCTAAATCTTTAGTGCCATGCATACTTACAGAAAAATCACTAAAGATATTGGGTTGTACATCAATACTATCCTCGTGTCCTAGCCATTGTGCAGCTAAGTCATAAACCACAGATAAAGTATTTTCCAATGACCTAATCCATGCTTGAATATCATTAATAGTCTTAGACTCATCTAATACTTTAGCTGTGGCTGTTGAGTTAGCTGAGCTTTCTATTAAGGGCTGCAAACCTAATAATTGCATCCTTTCCTCTAACCTAAGTAAGTCTTCTTCTCCTGCCTTTACAGCTGTCCCTTTATACTCTAGTATTCCGACTTTCGCATCCGGGTTAGTTGACTTTATAACAGCATTTGGACCCCAAAAAATACTATTAAACTCCTTCACACCAAACCCTAGTCCATACAAAACTCCAACTCTAGCGAATCTAAGAATATTTCTTTGGTCACTATCACTTTGCCAATGCCCTAAATTTAAATAAGCTAGATCTTCAAACGGGGGGTCTGCGGTCAATTGACCTGTACGCTTCACATAAAAAGTTGTTAATGGTATAATTCCTAGAGTATTCTCACCGCTTGCTTCAAGTACAAAAGTATCATCATCACTATTAAGACGCCAAAGTTCCCATGAGTCTAAAGTAAAAACCCTAATTCGAGTAACTTCCACATCAGAATTTTCACCGACTCTCTCAACGGTAACTTCTTTTATACGTATCTCTACCAGTATAGGTAAACGAGTTACAGGGTGTGCCTGTACATTCCAAGATATTAGATTAGGAGCTTTAACATGCACGAAGAAAGGTCGAGGTTGAATAGCATTCTCATCCTCCTTAGTTTCCACATCACTCGGTACATTCGTAAAATCCACTAAAATATGTGAAAGACCATATTTTAATCCAGCTTCAAACACTTCACGACTAAATTGAGTGATATTCCTACCCGTACCATCAACATCATCTTCTAATTCTTTTAATTTTTCTAGATTCGGTTCTTCAATTTCTGGAATTGTTACTACTTGTGAAAATGGACGGCTGACTAGCCTATCTATAGTAGACTTAAAAGCATTAAATAAAATCGAACGCTTTAGTCTATTATCATAAATATCGGTCAGTTCTTTAGGTTCCTTCGGAAGCCATTTTTCACCAGCGTCCCTCATACTTTGAGTTCCACCCCACAAATCTTCTAATAGCTCCCACTTTTTAGCCATCCCACTATATAGTATAGATTCTGTAGCTATTGAATCTCCATCTGATACAGAAAGTTTTTGTTTGGATGGACCCGTAAATTCAGGGTTGTCCCCAATAACATTGGGTACTTTCCTAAAAGCGGAATTCTGACCAAATTCTGATAACTTATGTGCCATGAGCTATGTCGAAGACTCACTAGAATCTACAATTTCAAATATACCGTGTTGATGGACTATTTCTAACGTTACCTCCCACAACTTCCACTGATATTTAGCTGCGTTCTTATTTGTATGTGTAGCTGTAACTGGTACAGTTACTGTTGCAGCAGTCTTTAATATTGGCAAGTCAGCAACAGTGAATACATTTACAGGTGGATCTGCCCTAGTCTCTACTGTAAATCGTAAAGTCTTTCCTGACAAATCTATTACAGTACCAGCAGTGTCTGTAATAGTTAATACAAAAGACTTGATCTCTTTCTTAAAGACCGCTAGCCCAACAGGTGGAGCAACTAAATTATCTAAAGCTTGTGACATTATAATTTTACTTCAAAAATACTTGGGCTAAGCCCTTCTTCGCATTACCAGCGTTGGCAACCTTAAATGTAAAGGTATCTGTAGCTACTGGTCGAGGTAGACCAGAATCGAGAGGAACAGCTACAGATTCTACTGCTGAAAAACTTCTATCTGCTCCAACTCCCACTAATACATCTACAGCCTTATCATCTTCGATAGTAATATCGTACAACGTTGTTGGAACATCTGTTCCATCAGGATCAGTAATTAATGCTAATATAAGGCCATTAAGTTTAGAGCTAACAAAATATTCAACATCTCCTCCACTGTCAGACGTCCAATCAAAATCAATACGTTGAATAGGGCCTGTTTTAGGTTTAAATGTTAAAACTGTTGTACCTTTATCAGCCATTAGACCTTACCCTTAAAACTAATCGTCATCAATAAAAGAACCACTATCTATAGCTACAAACCATGCTCCGGCTGCACCAGTAAATTGAAAAGCACCAATATCGAAAGGTGGTATACGAGTTGCAGAAACTATATCCTTCGTGAAAGTAGAAGAAAGGTCAGCACCGGCGTCTCGTAATGCTGATCCGCCTTTAGTTCGGAAGTCCTCACTGCCGTCCGTCAGGTCCTTGAACTGGTCCGAGCCTGTGAGCCCGCCGATATTGCTGACGCTGTCGCCGCCAGGGATATCTGACGCCGCGTCATTGGAAGCATTGAAGTCGGAATCGACGTGCCAATCTGCATCACTAAAATTTGGTGTGTTGTCGAAGACGGCACAATTTTCAACCAAGGCGGTATCAGTAGACGTGAGTAGCTCATCAATACCTACGCCATTGTTACGAATAGTACAGTTGCGTACCTCACACAACGGACGATTTGCCTCTACCCTGACTCCGTCGTTCCCGCAATCATAGATGAGGGTATTGTAAACCTTTACGGCCCTGCCATTCCCCCCTGTCGCATGAATACGAATTCCATGCTGGGTCCCGCTCAATGCGGCCGGGTCGTGAAAGATGCAATTTCGAATAAGTGTTTCCGTGGCCGTTTCCGAGCTGCCGTCACGAACAGCGGCAGAGCCGCCCCCATCCCAGCCCGTAATCTCAATAAATTCAATGATGAGGTTTGGGCACCCTGTAGATGCCGTTATCAACATGACGTTGCCGTCAGAACCAGGGGTTATTGTAAAGCCGGTGCCGGCCGTGCCGGTGTGTCTTTCTCCGAGCGGGCTAGTGATAATCAACGTCGCCCCCGTGCCCAGGTTTACATCACCAAACGTCAATTTGTCGTCCATTGCCGAACTGTCATCGTAGCATCGCCATTCAACGGTATCCGATGAGCTGATAGAGGCTACGTAGTCGGGGATGTCAGCTTCAGCACTGCTGAGCTTGTCTGCGGACCGCCCAACCGATCCATCCGTCGTGCCATCGTTAGGTGCCCCAAGAGCCTTGTAGTCAGTGACCGTGTAGACCACCTGACTGGTGACTACCGTGATGAGATATTCGTCTTCATTGGTGTCGATGACTGTGTCGCCCACGACCACGGTAATCGCGGGGGCACCATCATTTGTACAAGTGTATACTGGAGCTGCTACTTCAACAAACGCAAACGTTTGAGAAGCTTCACGAGTAGCAGCCCCGACTGTTAGAATATGTGTCGCCATCTAATTATCGCCTAGTCGGACGCACAGGTTCTTCGTCGATTCGATTCGGAAGAACAACGCTTCCATTATCTTCTCGCGTCCGTGTTCTTACAATGGTGTCTGGACGTCCTGTAGCTATATCAATTATCATTCTTTTATCACGAATGTCAGCCTTATCCGCCCTTGATGGAACTTCTACAACCTTAGACCGCTTTACCGCATGATTTTCAGCGGCAAGATCAACATCATAGTTGACCCACATAGGGTTATGCTCGTCTTCGGGTTCATCCTCAACCACTGCTGCTGTATGTTTCCCACCCCAAGTATTAACTTCTCTTCTCGTTAAATCACGATCTAAAGTGATGTAAAGGAATTTAGATTTGTCGCCTACTCTTCCCCACTGGGAAGGATTGAAGGTGTCATACTTAGATCGTGTTATTCTATCTACTGTTGTAGGTCCTACAATAAGATCATTACCAGCAGTTATAGTCGTTGCATCAGCATACCACTGATCTATTTGAACCAGCGTCGGGGTTATAGTATTATTGCCGTTACGTCGTATGTCGAACCAATTAGTTCGGAGATCCGCGAATTGACGCTCCGTAACATTGGAAGTAGTACGATTAAAGTGTGCGGCACCTCTTTCAGGATGCTGCAAAGATGCCATCAGCACTTCACAGGCATTCAACAACGACCTATACTCATCATAGGCCGTCATTACTGAGCCATCCAGCCAATCCAAGTCCGGATTTGCTGCGTCAGCATGTTGGTCACCGATGTGGACTTGAATAACGCCAGGCATTGTATCATCTCGTTAAGAAATTA